CGCAGGCAACGAGGGCGGCGAGGCCGTCGGCCAGCCCGCCGGCGGTGAGCGCGGCGCGGAGAACGGCGGCCAGGGCGCCCCGGCCGGCACCAACCAGCCCAGCGTGGCAGACACGCAGAGAGCGATCCAGGCGGAGCGCCAGCGCACCGCCGATATTATGGCGCTTTGCCGCCAGACCGGAATGGACCCGGAGGAGCATATCCGCAGCGGCGCCACCATGGACACCGTGCGGGCGGCGGCCGTGGACTTCCTGATCCAGCACAACGGCCCCGTGGGCGCCAGAATGTCCGACAACAGCCGGGAGCAGGACAACTTCCGCCAGGCGGCCGTGGACGGCCTGCTTATGCGTAGCGGCATGGAGGTGGAGCGCCCCAGCGAGAACGCGGAGCAAATGCGCGGCCTGTCCCTGCGGGATCTGGCAATCGAGTGCATGGCCCGGGAGGGCCTGGGGACCACGGCCTCCCTTCTCCGTATGTCCAAGGACGACCTGTGGAACATGGCCTGCCGCCAGTTCTTCAACCCCACGGCGGCCTTCCCCGCGATCCTGGACAACACGATCCGCAAGGCCATTGTGCAGAGATACCAGGCCGTCCCCACCACGTTCCAGGTGTGGACCACCAAGGGCAGCGTGACCGACTTCAAGCCCACCAAGGATCACGAGTACCTGGCCGGCGGCGCCGGCGAGTTCCTGCGCGTGGGCGAGGGCGGCGAACTGAAACACGACACCCCGCAGACCGAACTTCTCCCCCAGCGCCAGGTGGCAACCTACGGCCGCCAGTTCTCCATGACCCGGGAGGCGTTTATCAACGACGACGTGGGCTTTATCACCCAGGTGCCCGGTATGTACGCGGCCTCCGCCAAGCGCACGATCAACAAGCAGGTGTATTCCATCCTGTTCAACAACCCCACGATCTTCGACGGTGTGGCCCTGTTCCACGCCAACCACAACAACCTGATCACCACCGGCGCGGCCCCGTCCATTGAAACCCTGCAGGCCATTATGATCAAACTGCTGAACCAGAAGGACCCCTTCGGGGACAGCATTATGGTGCAGCCCCGGTACATCATCGTGCCCGTGGGTTACGGGTTCCTTATGTCGCAGATCCTGGAAACCGCGCAGATCGACGTGGACGGGATCGGCAGCCACACCGCAAACGCCCTGTATCAGTACCGGAACCGCCTGCAGGTGATCGAGGAGGGCACCCTGAACGCCCTGGCCGGTTCCAACGCGGTGCCCTGGTTCGTCGCGGGCGATCCCACCTATGCCCGTTCCATCCAGGTGGACTACCTGAACGGCCAGGAAACCCCGACCATCCGCCGCATGGAGGTGGCCGGACAACTGGGCTATGTGTGGGACATTTGGCTGGACTGGGGTATCACCGCCGTGGACTTCCGTGGTATTGCCAAGAACCCCGGAACCACCATCACGCTGTAAGGCAGTAAGGAGGTAAAACAGATATGAGCGCGAAATACTGGCAGAGAGGCGAAACCATCGACTACACCGCCACCGACGACCTGGCCAACGGCGACGTGGTAAACCTGGCCACCCGGATCGGTGTGGCCGGTGACGACATCGCGGCCGGCGAAACCGGCGCCGTCCACGTGGTGGGCGTATTTGAGATGCCCAAGGCCACCGGCGCCGTGACCGTGGGCCAGGCCCTTTACTGGGACGCGGCGGCGGAGAACATCACCACAGCGGCGGGCAGTAGCCCCGCGAACACCCCGGCCGGCTGGGCCGTGGCGGCGGCGGGATCCAGCGACGCCACGGTGCTGGTGAAACTGCTGGGCTAAAGGAGAGCCGGACATGAAAGGATTGATTGCAAAGCGGCCGATCCTGTACCGGGGCCGTATGTATAAGGCCGGAGAGAACCTGCCCGGCGACGACGCCAAAATGGTGGCCGCATGGCTGGAGAACGACAGCGCGGAACTGTGCGGAGAGGCCAAAAGCGCCGACCGGGGCGGCCAGGAGGCGGCCCAGGAGCCGGAGAACGCGCCGGAGGTATCCGAGGACCAGGGAGCAGGAAACGAGGCCCAGGGCGGCCAGGAGCCGCCCCAGGAGGGCGGAACAGGGGACGGCGGCATGATCGCCGGGCACCTGGATCCCAAAGACCTGGAGGGCCTGAAAAAGGCTGACCTGGAGCGCATGGCCAACGATATGGGCCTGGATATTTCCAAGGCCAAGACAAAGGCGGACCTGATCGCCGCGATCACGGCGGCGGAAGTCTATGCCCCCGCAGAGGATGAAAACGGGGGTGCCCTGTAATGGGCGCCCCCTCCTTCAAGGACTGCGTGGCGGCGGATATTCACGGCGTATTCCTGAATACCCAGGAATTTGCAGACACCCACACCATCGACGGCCGGAAAATGGACGCGGTGGTGGACGACGACGCCCTGCTGGAGCGGGACGCGGCCCGGGGAGGCGTCCACACGGATGGGACATACCGGACGCGGCGCCTGCTGTATGTGGATAAGGCTGACTACGGCGGGCGGCCCATGTCGGGAAAGATCCTGAACCTGGACGGCCGGGAGTATCGCGTGGTACAGGCAGACG